TTTGGAGGAAAGGTATTGGATTTTGTAACTGGAAATCCTCTTGGAACTGTTTTTAGTAATGTTCTTCAAGATGTAACAAAAAAAAGAAGGTTTACTCTTAGCAATCCATTTGGCGAAAGAGTTGCTGACCCATATAGAGATTTAGATGTTGAAAGACCAGAGACTACTTTTTTAAAAACAAGTGCAGAAGGATTAGATTCTAAAGCTAAATCTATTTCAGATTTTATTAGTAGAGCCGAAACATCTTTTGACCAAGCAATGATTCCTAATTTAATTACAGATTTAATAACATCTGGGCAAACAAAAGCAGCTGGATTTACTCCAGATTATGTAAAGGATATATTTAAAAATGTTAAAGAAGGTGAAAATTTCTTTGATGCATTTAAAACTGCGGAGCAAACAAGGAAGTCTGGTCTTATAGATAAAGCAAAAACTTCTTTATCTAAAAATGTAGGTGCAAGCTCTGTAGATACGGAAGCTTTTAGTAAACAAATGTTAAAAGATGACCCTATTGAAAAAATTAAATCTCTTTTTGATAAACCTGGAAGTAAAAAACTTAAACTAGGAGACTATGGAGTTGGATCTTCTAATTTTAAACGCTCACAGAATTTGCTTAAAATGGGTGTTGACCCTAGATTTTTTGCAGATTCAAGAAATTTGTTTAAATCAAATTTTCAAATTGATGACTTAGATAAAAGCGATATAAGCAGTACCAACCCTGCCCTTGGTTTTATAAATTTTTTAGGAGGTGAATAATGAATCCAGATCAATACGAAGAATTATTAAGAAAAATGGGAATTGGTGAAGACCAATTTAAATACTTTACAACAGCAAAAGAAGACTTACCAGGTCTATATGGATTTACAGGTCAGCAGTCTAAAAGATTTTTAGAGCAGTTTGGAGGTATGCCTAAGTTTGACCCATCTAAAGCTATGCAAGCCTATGGAGAAGTAGAAAGATATGGAAAAGAAAGAACAGCTGATATTGGACAACAAGTAAAATCTGGCATATCTGGAGTTCAGTCTGGTTTGATGTCTGGAATACAAGATGTTGTTAGTAACGTTGGAAAGGGACTGGGAAAAAGATTTGGAGGAACTCAAAAAGCTATTTCAGATGTAATGGGTTCTGCTTACGAAGCTGGTTCCGATATAAAAAGAAAAGGAACTTCGGCTTTATCTAATCTCGCTGAAAGATTAGGCGCAAGAAGAGCTGCTGTTGGAAAAACAGCTTTTGATTATTTAGGAGGTCTTATGAATCTATCTGGTAGCATATACGGTCTTGACCCAGGAGACGCTGAAGATACACCTTCAGATACATCAAGCGGTGATCCTGGTTTTATACCAAAAGACATTAATATGCCAACAGGAGCTGAAACAAGATTTGCCACAGATCAGTTAACTCAATACTTTATATCAAATGATTTAAATGTTGGTGGTGATGAAGAATTGTGGAATAAATATATATCTGAATTTGCACAAGCAAGAAAAACAAACCCAGGTTTAACAGTTGATAGTTGGTGGAAAAATACATACGGAGCAAACTAATGGCAAGTCCTTTAGAAAATTTACTAAACAGAACCTTACCTACTTTTCTAGGTCAAGAGCTAGCAAATGTTAGAAACGAAGCTAGGTTTGAAGCTGGACAAGAAAGGGAAGAAAAAAGATATCTTCAAGAGTTTAATAGAAATGAGTCTAGATATCAAGATGGATTAAGAAGACAGACTGAATTAGATAATAGAGACTTTGACTCTAATCTTATCAATCAAGGTTCTAATATAACTAATCTACAAAATCAAAAAGATTATTATAGTAATCTTTTAAAGTCTGGTAGTCTTAGGTCTACTGCTGGATTTGATCTTAGCGAGTCTAGAGTTAATGCTCTTAATGTCGGTATAAAGCAAGCAGGTGAAAATGTAAAAATGCTTGAAGATATAGGTATAGAAAAATATTACACTGATCAAGCTAAGAATTTTTATATGCAAGGCAATGATGCAGCTGCTTTTAATATAATAGATAATCAATTAAAAAATAAATTTAAAGACTCATCAACAATAGCTCAGGCTCAATTATATATGAGTGATATAAAATCTTACAATACTCAATTAGGTAAATTGATCGGAGTAAATACTCCAGAAGTGAGAGCTGAAAGAGAAAGAATTGAAGGCTTAAAAAATAATGCGACAAATCAATTTAGAAAGTTGTATGAACTTGCTATTCCGTTTGACCCAACCTCTATTAGAAAAGAGCTTCGAAGTCTTACACGGCAAGCTATAACAGATTCTGGAACTAAACTTACAGATAAAAATATAACTGATTATTTTGGACAAGGTGGTAAGTATCAAGATATGATTGATGCTTTTGAGAGTAGGTATATAGTTGGTGAGGGATCTGAGTCTTTTAGCGCAAAAGAAAGACAAGATGAACTAGATAAGATTGTTGTTAAAATAAAAAACATTGAAAAAACTTCACCTAAACCACCAGGAACTGGAGATAAGCTTTTAAATGACTTTAGTAAACTTGACACAGAGGGTAAGATTTTAGCTGGAGCAGCAACTGGATATTTATTAAAAGAACCAGCAAAGAAAGCTGTTTCATATATGAATAAAAAAGGATCTGAAGCTATTAAAGCTGTTAAGCAAATCAGTGGAATGCCTGGAAAAGATGTGGTTAAGTTTTTAGACTTAGCTGGTTTAGACACTCCAGGTAAACCAGGTCAGATGATGCCTAAAGTAGAAAAATTAATAGACCAAATAAATGAACTTTCAGACGAAAGAAAAACTCCTAAAATTAAAAAGAAGTTAGCAAAATATAACTCAGATCTTGATGATCAGGTTAAAAAAGTAATGAAAAGAATGAGGCAATTAAAAGTTTCACCAGGTTTAAAAGATGCTGATCTTGAAAGATTAATAAGAAATCCAAATCAATGGAGGCTGGCTAAGATTAAAGCTGGTCTTATGAAATCAACAAAACTTGCAAAACCACTTAGAAACTGGGGTTATTTTAGCGCATCTGCAAAATTAGGTGAAGCTATTGGAGACCCAACTGGTGGAGTTGCAACTGGTATAGGTCTTCCAGCAGTAGCCAAAAAAGTATCTAAGCTGTACAAAAAGAAAGGAAGTAAGTGGCTTCTAAATAAGCTTACTCCTGTTATGAAAAAATCAGCTGCAAAAAGAATTGTTGGAGGAGCTGCAACAGCAGCTGCGACAGCTAATCCATATGTAATTGCAGGTGCAACGTTAGCAGGTATTGGGCTAACTGCTGTAGATTTTTATAACTTACTACAATCATTAGACGAAGAAGAGTAATAAATGCCTGAAGAAAAAGATTATAGTTTTTACACAAGTATTACTGAAGATGATAGCGACATCGAGTCAATAAGAACGTTTGGCAGTAGAGAAGAGTTAGAAAAGGGTATAAGCAGTGGAAGAGATTTCTATACTCAATTAACATACCAGCCAGAAAAAGCTGACTCGTCAAGGCTTTTTAACTACATTCCAGATTTTATTAAAAAAGGATATAACGAATCAGTAACTGGTATGGCTCAACAGCTTGCAACTGGTGAGGCTCCGTTTGATTTAGAAGATTACAATCCAGGGGTTCTTTCGGATATAGGTGCTGCTGTAACCAGTTTTTTTATGCCTGCAGATCTTCTTGCTTTTGCTGGTGGTGCAGGTATAGGTGGTCAAGCTGCTAAGAAAGCTGGTAAGTTAGCACTTAAACAAATGATAAGAGCTGGAGTTAAAAAAGAATTTGCTGAAGATGTATTGCAAAAAGGAGCTGCTACCTTAGCTGGTAAGGCTGGCATAGGTGCTGGTACAGGTGCCGCTGCTCTTGGAATTTATAGTGGCATAGCAGATGCAATGGCTCAAGAAATAGATACTAATGAAATAGATTTCGAAGAGGTTCTTAAGACAGCTGGAAAAAGTGCTGTTGTTGGTGCTGTTACTGGAGGTATAGGTGGTAGAGCAGCATTCAAAGGTTCAAGTCAGTCAGTAAGAATAGCACAAGAAATAGCAGGATTTGGTGTAGCTGAACCATTAGTAGACTTAAGAGCTCCGACACCTCAAGATTTTCTTCACGCTGGTGGAATGGTTCTTGGTATACGTGGTGCTAATATGGCACTTAAAGTACCAGGAAGAATCAAAAGAGGTGAAGGTATATTCCAACCAGAACTAAGAGTAAAAGATAAACCGTCACCAGAGTTTGTTAAAGAACAAGCAGAGTTACAGTTAAAAGAAAGAGCTAAGTCTTTTAGGGAAGGTGAAGTATGGACTTCTGAAAAATCTTTTAGAGATATAAAACCTGGAGAACAAGTTAAAATAGTTAAAGATAGGACTATTGAAAAAGGTGAAAAGACATTAAGTGTATTCCAGTTAGAAAATCTTAAGACTGGCAAAAGTGGAATAGAGATTCAGAAGGGTGAATTTTTTAAGCAATTCGGCAGATCTAAAGACCCAATGTCTCCAGAAGCTTTGCAAAAAAGAAGAGTTGGGCAAGTAGCTGGTCTTCAAAGAAAACTTACCACAGAAGAATTTGGACTTGATAATAAATTTTTATCAGAAAGAAAGAAACAAATTACTGGTAAGAAGAATATAAGTAGTAAAGATATGAGTGCTA